TATAAGAACTAATGTATTTGGACCATTTTCGTCGACATAGAGGTGTGTACCAACACTTAAGGTGTGACCCGGTACTGCATTAGCTACACCAACATTAGAGTGTGCTACAACACTTGTACCCACACCAGTGAATTGAACTATATTCGATGTTGTATTTCCATTTTCAGTTATAGCTTGTAAAGTTGTTGCGATATTTGAAAGTAGTCCACCATCTCCAACAAATCTAGAGGCGTAGACATTGTCAGCTACACCGAGACCACCAGCGATAATAACTGCACCAGTGGTTTTAGAGGTGGATAAAGTTGTATCTTCGACTGTGACACTATCGGCGGTTACATCTTCGAAGTTTACATGTGTAGCATAAATATCACCAGCCACACCTAGACCACCAGCTACACGGCTGGCGCCACTGGTTTTAGATGTTGACGCAGTTGTATTGGTAACATAAAGACTCTCGAGTCCAGCTGATGACCCATAGATAGCCCCAGTGACACCTAGACCACCCGTAACAATTAGGGCACCATTCGTTTTAGCCGAAGAGGCTGTGCTATTAGTTACCTTAGTTATACCATCCAATTCAGCAGTGGATCCAAATAAAGCACCAGATACACCTAGACCACCAGCAATTTTAACAGCACCGGTTGTCTTAGAAGATGATACAGTCGTGTCTTCAACAACTATACTATCGGCCACAACATCTTCAAAATTTACATGAGTCGCGTGAATATTTCCACCTACACCTAGACCACCAGTAATTTTAACGGCACCAGTTGTTTTGGAAGTGGTTGTTGTTGTATCAGCGATTGTTACATTTGATGATACGTATGCATTACCCACGACGTGAAGTTCGGCGACAGGATTCACCGTGTTAATACCCACATGATCTGATTCAACATCTACATGAAGTGTATTGGTATCCACGGTTAGATTTGAAGATACATATACGTTACCTACTACATGAAGATTGGCATCAGGATTTTTAGTTTCGATACCCACCGAGTTGTTTATAGAGTCTACATGGAATGTATCGGTATCCACGGTTAAATTGGAAGACACATATACGTTACCTACTACATGAAGATTGGCATCAGGATTTTTAGTTTCGATACCCACAGAGTTGTTTATAGAGTCTACATGGAATGTATCTGTATTCACCGTTAGATTGGAGCTTACATATACGTTACCTACTACATGAAGATTGGCATCAGGATTTTTAGTTTCGATACCCACGGAGTTGTTTATAGAGTCTACATGGAATGTGTCTGTATCCACAGTTAAATTTGATGAAACATACACGTTACCTACGACATGAAGATTAGCTTGGGGTGTTTTAGTTTTGATACCCACCGAATTGGTTGCGGAGTTAACATGGAATGTATCTGTATCAACAGTTAAATCTTCAGAAATGTATGTATTACCCATTACATGAAGTGTTGCATCGGGATGATTTGTTTCTATTCCTACAAAGTGTTTGTTTACATCAACATGTAAAGTATTTAAGTCAACTGTTAAATTGGAACTCACGTATACATTACCCACAACATGAAGATTGGCATCGGGTGTCGCCGTCCCGAGTCCAACTGAGTCGCTCACTGAATCAACAAAAAGTGTATCCGTGTCTACAGTAAAGTTATTTGATACATGAACGTTATTGTTTATAGTATTTCCGTATGTAAATTCTTTGGATCCCGCATTATACATCAAAATGTTTGAGTTATTAACATTTCGTACAGGATTTATAAAAAGTGCATTTTGTGTCGTTGTATTATTGAAACCCGCGACACTTGTCCCACCGTTTATGATAACTGACCCATCTGCTTGCGCGGTTGGATACCCCGCATAGTATCCTATAGCTATGGCACCGGCACCTTGTGACATCTTACCCGCACCATCACCGATAGCGATAGATTTTTGCCCTTGGTTTTGACTACCAGCGTCTTTACCAATGGCGATAGAGTTATTCCCTTGATTTTCACCACCAGAATTTTGACCGATGGCAATGGATAGTGTACCTTGGTCGTCATACCCAGATTTTTCACCTATGGCTATAGAACTAATTCCTTGATTTGTTTCACCGGATCTTTCACCTATGGCTATAGAGGATTGGGATTGTGTGACACTCCCAGATTTATAACCGATGGCGATCGAATTTGATTGTTGAAGATCATAACCAGCTCTATATCCCACAGATATTAAATGTGAATTTGAAGTCCCGTGAATTGTAGTTCCAGTATCTGTACCCAAAAGGATTCGATCGTAACCAGAGTTGTCGACACGTCGAGTAGCTGCAATTGTTCCATTCACATCAAGATCCTTCGTTGGATTTTTTTGATTTATACCGACTCGGTTACTCACTACATCTACATGAAGTGTATTTGTATCAACCGTTAAGTTTGAGGTTATATACGCATTACCTACGACGTGAAGTTCTGCATTGGGTACTAATGTATTAATACCAACTTTATCTGCACCAGAATCTACAAAGAGAGTATCTCCATCTACTGTCAAATCCGCAGAAATACTTGTATTACCGGTAACATTCAAAATGTTAGAGCCAAATTCATCTACGAAGAGATTTGAACCCACATCCAATGTATGGATAGGACTTGTGTTTATGATACCGACATTTGATTGTGTGAAAATCTGTCCGTACACATGGACGTTGATATCCTGATTGGTTAATGGTGTTATAGTATGCCCACTAGCACTAGAGTGTGTGTATCCAATAGCAAATTCATTTGAACTTTCTAAATATCCCATAGCCACACTTGAACCTGGTCGAGTCATAATAAAACCAAGATCCAAAGATGCATCCCCATTAACGTTATCTTTACCAATTTCTATGATGGCATCCTTAATGGTTGTATTATTTGAGTGTAAAGTTGTGACCAGACCGTTGAAAGTCGCGTCTCCATCAACAACCAAGTTCTTTTGTATATACGTATTTCCTAAAACGGAGAGTACATTTGATGCATTAATATTTACATGGAACTTGGAACCTGCGGATATTGTATTCGTGGGTGAACTATTCGCGATACCAATAACCCCTGCAGTTACAAAACTCGTAGGGTTAGCTGTGACTGTAGTACCAAACGCATCGGTATACGAATCAAATCGTATTGTATACGGTGTGGTATTTCCATTTTTTGTCGCACCAGCAAGATTAAAGTTTAGGATTTCACTTGCGATTGCATTTGAATCTGTAATCTCTTTAGTAACCCTATTATATGACAAAACCATAACGTTTGCAGCTCCACCCGGAGTTTGAACGGGATCTATGCGAATGGGTGTCAAATATGTAGTTCCGGGTGTAGCTACTTCTAGTTCGACCTCACTCGCATTGAACACAATTGTATTTTCTGCCTGTTCATTGGTACAATTTTTACCGAACCTGATTTTAGTAGATCTCTCTACCGTCGGCAAATTCTTGACCATTTAATATAGATTGGTATTTTAATTCGCGTAAAGAAGTCCCGCCATCCCATTCTCAATGCGCAATATGTTGTAGTTTACTGCGTATATAGGATCTATTATATTCATGGTTTCACTCATGAGCTTCACTGTACTTAAACGACTAAAGTTCAAGGTACCCGTGGGCTGAAGTGAGCTCGTAGATAAACAAAATGGGTACAAGAAAAAATCGGGGGACGCCACGAACCCTGTGTGATAGTAGTACATAACATCGATGTAATGAGGTTTACTCCAACGATAGTTTGCAAGATCTGTACCGTTTATATTGAGTTTCACTTTGTTTGCGGGTGACGTAAGAGCGCTCGTAGTCGATGTATTAGACGAAGCTAGGTACTTAACGGGGTGATTGAATGTCAACTCTAGAAGGTTTGTTCCGGATGCAATGTTCTTTTGAACCTGGGTGATGAGAAGATCGTGTTTTCTTGCTGATATATTCCCACGTTCTTCATTATCTAAGTAGTAATAATTGGCGAAACACTCGACATTGTAATCTGTAGCTGTTGAAGCCCAATGAATACGAATTTCGACGTTATGGTAATTGAGGGCAACGAGAGGGATGGCACACTGTGGCCCTTCACAAAAGAAGAAACGAAGGGGGTAAAAATATGAACGAGAGCTGACACCCGGGTGTGTACCTTGAGCGCTTTTGGAAACGTTAGTCGCGAAAGTATCTATAGCTATGTTTTCTGTAAATACAGAATCTTGTGTGTCAATAACAGAACCTCCAATAAGAAGTTCTACTTTATCAATAATATTGTCCCAGCGTTGAGAATCGAGGGCAGTGCTATTATTGTCTATCGTGAAATACACGTAACTGAGAAGGTCGCCAGATCGTTCGAATTGAACACTGGACATCGAGTTGTTTTTCACCGCTCCATAGATGGTTTGCTTTTCGATGGATTGTGAAAAATTAGCATGTCTTTTGAACGTTGAAGTAAAGAAAGAAACCTGTGGGTCACCAACGATGTATTCATCCTGGGCGCCGGCTGCAATCAATTGAACAATGCCTGGAGACATGGTATACTATATTAAAGAGAGAAAATTACAAATTTGGTTTTCTACACACGAAACGAAGAATTAAGAAATTATCTTTAGCTGGGCTTGATGGTACAATACCATCACCTGATTGGTTGCGAATATTGACGGTAAAACGATCAATGCTACGAATTGGGTTCACGTATTGAGTAA